TACAAAATCTGATTGGCTTTTGATGGTGGACAGCGATCAGCAACTAGGTGTTGCAACTTTTGATAAGTTGATTGATACAGCCCACGATTTAGAACGGCCAGTTGTAGCAGGATTGGTATTTGCTGCTTTTAATGATGGCAAGAGTGAATATCCAAAACCAGTTCCAGCAATATTCCAAGATGCACCAGAGGGATTCTTACCTCTCTATAAATATGATGAGAACAAAGTTTTTGAAATAGATGCCGCAGGCACTGGTTGCCTACTAATTCATCGCAGCGTATTAGAAAAAATGCGTGAAACAGCCGATCCTAGTATGGGTAAAAATTGGTGTTGGTTTTGGGATGGGCCAGTAAATGGCGAATGGATAGGCGAGGATTTACTTTTCAGCCGTCGCATTCGTTCCCTTGGATTTCCAATATATGTGCATACAGGGGCAATTTTGCCTCATCAAAAATCATACTGGCTAGATGATAGGCACCATAAATTATGGAAAAATTAAAAAAGATTTTTAATAAAAGAATTAAACCTAAAGAAACGGCTACTGCCCAGCCGCAACTTGAAAGAGCGATTTTACCTAAAGCGGAAAGAAGGATAAAGCGTGGCAATAACTAACGGCTACTGCACATTGGCTGAATTAAAAGCCTCATTAAATATCACTGATTCAGTAGATGATACTGCTTTAGAGGCTGCTATTACTTCTGCTAGTAGGATGATTGATGATTATACTGAGCGTTTCTTTTATGTTAATGGCACTACTCAATCAACAGTAACTCGCTATTACACTCCACTTGATCCATATACAGTAAACATCGATGATATAATAACAGTTAGTGAAATTGCTACTGATGATAATTTTGATTTTACCTATGGAACTGTTTGGGCAACTAGCGATTATATGGTTGAGCCAATAAATAACCCAATTAAATCTTGGCCTTACAATAGAGTTTTAGCAATTGGCAGTTATATTTTTCCTTATCAATTACCTCAATCACTTAGAATTAAAGGTGTTTGGGGATTCTCAGCAGTACCACCTGAAGTAAATATGGCTACTCTGATTCAATCATCACGCTTATTTGGTCGCAGGCAATCACCATTTGGAATTGCTGGTAGCCCTGAAATGGGAACTGTTAGATTGTATTCTCGCCTTGATGCTGATGTTGAAGTTCTACTTCGCCCATTCCGCAAGAACGGCGGCTTGGCTAAGTGATTCCAAGCAATGTTAGAGATGGTTTAAAAACTCGCCTTCAAACAATTACTGGGCTTAGAGTGTATGATTTAATTCCAGATACTGTTAGCCCGCCAGCAGCGATTGTTGGCCAATTAGATTTCACCTTCGATATAAACAATGCGCGAGGTTTAGACCAAGCCAATTGTGATGTCTTGGTGATTGTTCAACGCCTATCAGAAAGAGTAGCCCAAGATAAGTTAGATGCTTTTCTAGCAGGATCAGGGGCTGGCTCAATTAAGGCTGCTATTGAAGGCGATAGAACTTTAGGTGGTGCAGTAAACACACTTAGAGTTATTAGCGCTGAAGGTGGCACTTATGATTCTGCTGGCAGTTTATTCCTATCTTATAGATACCGCCTCACACTTTGGGGTTAAGGAGAAAAAATGTCTTATGTAATTACCTCAGAAGTAGAGGTTTGTAATAAAAAGAAAGGTGAATCAATCACCGAAAAAGAATTGCTTAATGCAGGAGCCAACATCGAAGCATTGATTGCTGGCAACCACATTAAGGCAACTGGGGGAACAATCAAACCAGCAATCCAAGAAGGAGCCGACAAATAATGGCAAGAATCGTTTTAACCAATGCAAAGGTTACGATAAATTCAGTAAATTTATCAGATCATATTGCAAGCGTTACCCTAAGTACTAGTGCTGATGTAGTTGAAACAACAGGGTTTTCATCAACCGCAGCCAGAACTCGCGTTGCTGGTTTGCAAGATAATTCTGTAACTCTTGAATTTCATCAAGATTTCGCAACATCAAATGTTGAACAAACAATTTATCCACTGTTAGGAACTGCAACTACTGTTGTTGTTACACCAGTTGATACAACAGTTGGCGCAACAAACCCTTCCTATACATTTTCTGCCCTAGTTTCAGAGTGGCAACCACTTTCAGGCGCAGTTGGTGAATTGGCTACTGCAAGTGTTACTTGGCCAATTTCAGGAGCAATCACTAAGGCGGTCGCATAATGGCAAGAATCGTATTAACTAACGCTTCAGTTACTTTCGCAAGCACTGATGTTTCAAGTTATGTAAGTTCAATAACTTTAAGCACCTCACTAGATGTAGTAGATACAACATCTTTCGGAAACACCGCACGCACTAGAGTTGCGGGATTAGCAGATAATCAGGTAACAGTTGAATTTTTCCAGGATTTCGGTTCTGGACTTCTTGAATCAATTATTTACCCTACAATTGGAACTTCTGCTGCAATGGTAATTAAGCCAGTAGCAGGAAGTACAACTGCAACAAATCCATCATATTCATTCAATGCTTTAGTTTCAGAATGGCAGCCACTATCTGGTGCCGTTGGAGAACTAGCAACAGCAAGTGTTACCTGGCCAATATCAGGTGCAATAACAAAAGCAACATCATAACTAACTAGGGGGAAATAAAATGGATGGATTATCACTAAAAATCAAAACTAACGATGGTGTAGATAGCGTTTTTTCACTACGCCCTCGCACCATCGTTGCTTTTGAACAAAAGTTTGGTAAAGGATTGGCAAAATTGTTTGCAGAGGATCAAAAGATGGAACACATCTACTACCTCGCTTGGCAATCTTTGAAAGATAATGGCCGAGTTGTAAAACCTTTTGGCCCAGAATTTTTAGATACGCTGGAATCTGTTGAAATGATTTCAGACCCAAATTCAGAATCCACCGAGATAGCCTAACCTTTGCAATTGCAACGGCCTCGGTGGAGTTGGGCATCTCTCCTATTGATTTGATAGATGCCCCTGATGGTGTCTTAGAAGCAATGTTCGCCTATCTAAAGGAAAGAGCAAAGGCAAATAAATATGGCTGATGAGGTTATCGTTTTAACAGGTATCAAAGAAACGATTGATGCCTTAAAACAATTTGATAAAGCAGCGGCTAGAAAATTTAACAAAGTAATTAATGACGCATTAACTAGGGCTGAGCGATCAGCAGATAACTTAGTTGTTCAATTCACTAATCCTGTTTATGGAACACCGATGCGCGGCTGGCGCAAAACTCCAGCCGCTAATCCAAGAACTCGCGGTGGCGCAGGCTGGCCAGCCTGGGATGTAAGCGAAATTCAAACAGGTATTGTTAAAAGTAGAGCGCAAGGCAAAGTTCGTGGTGATTACACTACTAGCGCTGGCGCATTAATTAATAAGAGCGCCGCTGGTGCAATATTTGAAGTTGCGGGCAGGCGTGGCAACGCATCACGAAATCAATTTATTAGATATTTAAGTAACTCATTTGGTAAAGCCTCCCGCCTTATTTGGGCAGTTGTTGATAAAGATAAAGAGGCAATTCAAAAACGAGTTGCAGCAGCCCTAGAGGATGCTAAAAAAACATTACAAAACAATTTAAACAGTAGGAGTTAAAATGGCCCTTGGCTCAATTATTGCTCGAATTATTACGCAATACACTGATAAAGGTTCCAAGGCTGCTCGAAAAGATATTGCAAAACTTGGTAAAGATTTTGATAAGTTTGCTAAAAGATCAGCATTAGCATTTGCCGCAGCAGGCGCTGCCGTTGGTGCGTTCACTGTTAAAGTAGGAACTGATGCAGTTCGTGCAGCAATGGATGATCAAAAAAGCCAAGCACTCCTTGCCTCTACTTTAAGAAATACTGTTGGTGCAACAGATGCAGTTATTGCAAGCACTGAGGATTACATAACTTTATTACAAAAAGAAGTTTCTGTTGCCGATGATGAACTCCGCCCAGCGCTGGCTACACTAGCCAGAGCAACTGGCGATGTTGCCTCTGCGCAATCATTACTTGGAACTGCGCTTAATGTTTCTGCTGGAACAGGCAAAGATTTACAAACTGTTTCTTTAGCGTTAAGTAAGGCCGTAAATGGAAACCTTGGCGCTCTTACTCGCCTTGGTATTCCACTTGATGCCAATACTATTAAATCAAAAGATTTTAATAAGGCTCTTGGTGTTTTAAATGATACCTTTAAAGATCAGGCTAATGTTCGTGCTAAAACTTTAGAAGGTAGATTAAAGGGTTTAAATATTGCTTATGGCGAAATTCTTGAAACCCTTGGTTATGCCCTTTTACCTGTTATTGAACAATTTGCAAAAGTTGTACAAACTCAACTTTTACCTCAATTAGAGGCTTGGATTAATGCAAATAAAGATGAATTGGCTGCTGGCTTATCAACCATCCTTGGGCAAATTCCTACTCTAATTCAAAATGTAACCGATTTTTTTGGTGTTATTAGCCGCAATCTTGGAACTTTAAAAGTTCTTTCAACATTACTATTTGCCACCTTTGCTGCAACTAAGGTTTATGCTGGAGTTGCCGCATTAATTGCAATAATTGATTTGTTAAGAATCGCTTTTGTTAAACA